GTCGAGATTGAGTCTATTCTAGCTATTGCTTTAGTACGTCGTATAAAAGCAAGGTTAGATGAAGACGTCACCTCAATTAAGCTGACCGCGCGTCGATGGAAGGAGTGGAGGTCGCTGGTTCCAATACACGGTTTTCCAGTGGGCTCAAACGAGTTCGGCGAACTCCTTTTTGCTAACTGGGACCGTGTCCCACGGGACGGGAGGTATGAACTTCCCGACCGTGAGAGCTGGATCACCTTCTCACAGGCAGTAATGCCTGTGTTAGATGATTATTACCAGTTCTTTTTCAGACCGGTACCTCTTCCCCTTGATCGGCCTCGTCTATGGCAAGATAATCTTGCTAAGATGAACGCCGGCAAGGTGACCGAAGCCAAACGGCTTCAGAGGGCCTTGAGGCTTGCGGGGCAAGCCTTAAGGAGTCTGTATAGGAACCTTGAAAAAGCTCGTAAGGCCTATCAGGCTTTACAAGTGGCAATAACCATTCCCGAGGGTGCCTCGCAAGAGGCGAAAGTAGATCGGGGTGACCCTAATCTACCTACTCCAGTGGAAACCAGGGATGGTGGGGAGAAGGTGGAGACACCTTCCCCTATCCCTCAACCAGTCTTTGGCGATCCTGTAGCGATACAGGAGGCAATCAAAGTCTGGACGAAGGCGGGCGCTCTTCTCAACTCCCTCGTGAGAGGGTTAGAGGATGGAGCTCCCTTACCGGACTCCATGGCTAAGGTCGAGGAGATCCTGGAACTCCGTTCCAAGATCCCTCGGCTGGAGACCTTAGAAAGTCTCCAGTCCCTTATGCCGGAACGCACTCCCAAGGTCGCCCGTGCCGCAAGTTCTTGGGTAAACACTATACGTGCTTACTCCGAGGTCTTACGTCATGTCGATCTGTCTAGAGACTTCTCAGTCTTAGACTTTCCCTTCATTGGGTTAGACGAGGACGAGGAGGCACTGAGGTCAACGACCCCTGAGACACTGCTCTCTATTTCTAGAAAGGACAGTGTTCTCCCCGCACTGCGAGTGAAATAAACACTCACAGGGGAGTGGCCCTCCGAAGAGGGAAAAGTACA